GCTCCAGCCAATCGCGCCGGATAGCTGGACTTTGTAGACTGGCTTCGCGAACAGGTTGCGGCTCATGGATACATCCCTCCGGCGCGGATGACGCTGATGATTGTTTCCGAATCATCGATGAGTTGTTGCCGTCGTTTCTCGCCCTCGCCAGTCGTATCCGCGCACTGATACATTCGGACGTAGAAAAGCGCGTCCTGAAGGCAGGTGAGCGCGGCGGCGACGTGCGCGAGACGGGTTGATGCGGATGCGATGAAAGGATTCTGAAAATCATCGGCCATCAGTTCGAGTTGTTTGGCCAACTCATCGAGCGGGATATTTCGCGCCTTCAAAGATTCGTCCTTATATTTTTTTTCAACAAACTCTAAGATTTCGTATGCGTTATACGGTCCGTTTGTTCCAGTTATCATAGCGTCTCCAGATCAGGTGTACTGGAGCAAAGCACGTCGCCGTCCTCGCGCTCGATGATCAATTCAAGGATCTGATGGCCATCCTTCGCGATGAGCGAGCAGATATGTTTGTTGTCGTCGTAAATTGAGAGCGGGGTTGCGCCGTTTTCGGCTTCCTCGCCGGTTAGGATGGCGTTGAACAGGTCCACGATGGTCTGGGCGTTCTGTTTGGACTGGATGGTTAGTTTCATTTCTTTGCTGTTGTTTGACTAATTTCGAGAGAGGAAAGTTTTCGCATGACACGACGACCATAGGCGCGGGAGGAGGAACGACTTATGGCTGTTGGCCCACCCTGCCAGATCCTTGCGAGCGATTCGTCGCTGAGATTGCGTCCGTAATGCGAAAGGTATGCGTGGGCGATGAACGTCGCGACGGCGCGGTTGGTGACTTGGGCGTGCGCGTAATGCGTCCCCATGATGCGGTTTACGTCGCGGACCATGATCGGTTTGATCTGGAGCGCGCCAAGTTCGCCGTGACGGCCACGGGCATGATCGTTTCCGTGGGATTCGATCTGGATAAGCGCGGATAAGAGCAATGGATGCATGATTTTATTCTCGTTTACGCGTTGAACGGATGCGCGCACCCCCGATTTACCGGATAAACGGAGCGGCTCAAAGCCCTTTCGCCTTCCTGATGATGGCGCGAGCGTAGTCTAAATCGTCATCGTCGGCCATCGGATGCGCCAGACGTTCCAGCGCGGAGAGAAGATCGGGGGCGGAGGCGATTAAATGGGCGTTTGGCTTGCCGTGGGTATTGTCGATTACTTGCGCGATGATATGTCCATTGGAATCCATGATTTCCCATCCGGTGTACAAGCCCAAGGTACGCTTCCAAGGTCCGTCGCTTGGGTCTTTAAGGTAATTTCTTGGCATAATTTTATTCGTTTTCTTTGATTTGCTCTTCCCAATCTTCCCAATCTTTCAGGACTTCATGCCCTGCGGGAATCGCTTTCGCAATCTTGCGCGTGATGTAAAGCAGTCGCTGATATTTTCCCTCCTCTTGCGCGTGGGCCGCATAGGCGCTCAGGTAAAGTTCGCGATAGGTTGGCTGTTTGGTTTTCACTCGTTTCCTTTTGCTTTCGCGATGGCTTTACGTGCTGCGATGACTTCACTGTCTTTCTCAGCACTCCACGAAGGCGGATAATCAGACTGAACCAGTTCCACATAGGCTTTCGTCACGGCTTCAAGCGCGGATAACAATTCAGGCGCGGAGGCGATTAAGTGGGCATTTGCAAGCGGTTCGTCCATGTGAGGCGCGAAGGCGCTTACGTTGATGAAGGCGAGGGATAGCGCGCCGTGTGTATGGTTCACCGATTCTTCACGGCCATCGATGATCTTAAGAGTCGAATGCGTTGGGTCGAATTGATCCTCGTCGAATCGGACAAGCCAAGGGCCGGGGGTATGGGTTTTCATTGGTTCAGGCTTTGACGGTGAATGATTCTGCGAAACGAAGACCTTCCTTGCGGCCTGATTCGGAACCGCCAAGCTCTGCTTCTTCGCGTGCGCCGTCGCCCAACTGGCGCGAATAGGCGTTCCAGTGTTCGCGTGCGTCGCAATAGGGTATGCCACAATCGCGGTTAAGGACATGGGCGAAGGATGAATAAAAGTCGGCGCGAACGGATTCGACGGCATCTTCCATTTCGATGGCGCGGAGCAATTGCGCGTCCATGCGGGATAATTCCATGCGCGGGAGGATAATCTCGACGGCAAAGTCTGTCGCGTCCGTCCAGACGGAGCTGTACGCGTTGGTTTTGAGCCACAAAGAGCCGTCGTCGAATAGGTGATAGACGGACGAATCGGGGTTGCCGATACCTCCGCCGGGGCGAATGGATTCGGATAGGTTGTCCGCGAACGGAGGGAGTTCCTCGATTAAGTCCTGCTCGTCAGGCGCGAGCCAAAGGAAATTGTCGTTGAGGTAATGCTGGCGCACATAGGCAAGCGCGGCCTGAGGTAGGTTGTCCGCGTGGAACGATAGCAGGATCGTCTCGCGAGCAATGATGCGTTCAAGGATGGGGATTAGCTTTGGATTCATGATTCGGGATTGGTTGCGGATAGATTGGGATAGTTGATTAAACGCGCACTCCGGACATCCACTTTCCCGGACGGGGTGAAAACCGCGTTGGTTTACCGGGATAATCTCCCGGTACTTCGGCCCACGCGCACGATCCATTATAATCGTCGTATCCGCCTTCAAAACTGACCGCTACAGAAGTCACCTTTTGCCCATCGTTGTAATGGGTTACAATCGGCTTTGAGCCGCAAGCCATGGCTATGGCGATTACTGTATTGGAATTACCCCAGATAATGGAAGTGTCGTTAATTGGATTCATACTTTCGATTGGTTGCGGATAGAGTGGCCTACCCTTTCGCCCTACTCTTTCGAATAAGGCGCGGAGGATAGGTCATTCGGCCAGTGCGCGGAGAGCTTTGAGCGTTGGCTTACCTTTACCGCCGATTGCGCGCCATGCTTTGACGCATAGTTCGCCGTCGTATTGCCAAGTCGATGCGCCGTCGAGCGTTGCGCGGCAGGATTCTAGGAACCGTTCCAGTTTGTCGGAATTGGATGCCCAAGGGAGCGCGGAAACGGATTTACGGTATTCAGAGAGGAAGGATGATTTATTCATTGGATGCGCGGGGATAGATTATCAGTCCAGACTAGACCAGAGGGCGGAGCCGCGAAGGCCGCTGTAGTGGACTTCGTAGCGCGGGGGATTGGCAACGCCTACTTCACGCCAAAGGTCCAGTTGCTGGCGCGCATAGGCGACGGCGTCCGATTCGGTTTTTGACCATTGGACTAACTGAGGTTTTGAGCCGCTAGAAAGCGCGGTTTGCATGACGTAATAATTCATGGATGCGCGGGGATAGATTAAGTGGTGAAGATATGCGCCATGCTGCCGTCGGGGAGCGAGCCGGATACAAAAGCGCGGTTCCAAAAATTGGTTTCGCGGGGCGTGCCTTTGGCCGAATCTTCATCTAGAAAACGAGTTACAAGCGCGAGAACGGCGGCGCGGTGGGTTTCGTCGCCTGTCAATTCGTGCGGGAAGGGAATGGTGATTGAACCGCGAGCGCACTTTGCCTTAATGCGGGAACCTTTGGAGTCAGTCGCTGACAGGTATTTTGTTTGGATAGATTGCATGGTGTTTTATTCGTGTTTGATTGAGTGGATTGAGACTTAGAAAGAGCAGCAACCGCAGCACGGCGCGTCTTCGCAGCGTCCGCGTGCATTGCGGGTGCCTGTCCAGCCGGATGAGAGTTTGACGCAGACCATGTCGGCGCTTTGCGCCATGCGTCCGGTGCATGCATTGCAGTCTATGCGCCATGCGCGGTTGCGTTTGGTGACTGTGCCAAGGCCTGCGGGGACTTGTTCGTGACATTGGACGCACTGGCCGGAGTATCGGTTGATCATTGGATTGAGTGGATTGAGTGGATTGAAGGCACGCCGCAAACTACCGTTTCCGATAGTTTGACGCGGACCGTCAACCGACGACGAAACCGCTTGTGTCGGATTTTGCTTTGCCCTTGGCCGTAAGGCCGACGACCACGCCACGGGGGTCAAGGAATCGAAGGTCGTTTTCGTCACCATTGATGACCGGAAAACCTTGCCAATGCGTCGGCAGTACTTTGCCGCGAAAGACTACCGCCACGTTGCCGCCACGGGCCAGAACATCGAGACATTGGGCTTCGTTGGTTTCCGAACGTGAGAATGTGAGGCTGTAGTTTGACGGGAGTTTTCCATCTAAAAAGGAAACCATGCGTTGAAAGCTTTTGGTGTAATCGTAGAAACGGGTTTTCTTGAATGCTTGAATGACCGTATAGCGTTCCCATCCAATGTCCGACGTACCGTTGAGACGGATGACCGGGGTCATGCGCTTGGCCTTGGCCTTACGGATGACCGACGTGACGTTTTCTTTCAGCGTGGAAAGGAAGGCCTCACGGTCTTTGACGTAGAAAATTGTCTTTGCTGTACGCGCTTGCTGAACGCTGTTGAATGCGCCGCGTCCGGCGTAGTATAAACAAAGGTTGTCACAAGCGACGGACGCATTGGGACAGACATTAATGAGGCCAGATAGTTTTCCCGGCGCAAGATAGAGAATTCCGGTCATGAAGCCGCGTTTTTGGCCTTTGACGGTTTTGGCGTTGGTGTCGACGGATAGGAGGTTTTTGGTCATGGGATTAGAATTGGGATTTAAAGAAAACGAAGAAAAACGCGTAACCTGCGACGGCGTAGGCGACGGTAACGAATAGGAAGGATAGGATTTTGCGGCGCATGGGATTAGTAGCTTTCAATGTCGTACTTTGCGTTTCCAAGAAAACGGTCTTCCGCTTGCAAGATAGTGTCTGCCTTGTTCCGGCTACCGAATTGCCAAGCAACGTCAACGTGCATTTCGTCGTCAACGGTTGAGACAATGCGGTAACGGTACTGGCCGGAAGGAGTCTGTTCGATTTGAAGTGTTTTCACGGTTTGAGCGGCAGCGGCTTGGCGTTGCTCCAATTCTGCGCAGTAAGCTTCGGAAGCGGCCATTGCCAAGTGGATTGCCAAAGCGGCAGCGGCAGGGTTGCTTTGCTCCGTTGCGATCTTGCCGAACACTTTGGATGCGGCAGATAGGTTTGAGTGGCTTGTCATCTTCGTTTTCGTTGGGATTTTCTGCGCCGCCCTTGCGGTACGTTCATTTTACACGCTACCAAAGAAGAAAGAAGATTTATTTTCATTTATTTTCAAGGTAGGTGGAAGGCACGGAAGACAGGGGGAAAGCAAGATAAATCGAAAGAAAAGTGAAGAAAAGTGAAGTGAAAAGCCCCGCTATCCTTACCTTACTTTCAAATCAAAGCCCGAAATTTAACGATAAAGTGGCGTACAAGATGTAGTGGTGTCGGATTTTGGGTATACTATATGTAGTGGTGTCATTAGTGGAAGTGATGCCGAAAGGATTTGCGAAAGGATACCTTGGCTTGCAAGGTACTTGGCATGAAAGGGAAGCAATGGGAAAAGGCGAAGGCACTCTATCTGGCAGGGAAGAGCTGGAAAGCAATTTCAAACGAAACGGGAATAGTTCAGTCAACTCTACAGTCCAAAGCTTCACGGGACGACTGGACGAAGTTTAGGAAGGGAATGCGTGACATAGTTTCCACTAAAGAAACTCAATCCCTAGAAAGTCTATCGGCTTTAGTGCGTTCTAAGCTCGCCGCTGATGCAGCTGCAACGTTGGAACGAATCGATTCGTACGACCTGGACGGTATAAAGGATGAATCAACACGGGAGCAAATCCTTGGGAGCGTGGCGAAGCGATCTGCGCTTGTGTTTGGATGGTCCGAAGGTAATGAAAGCGCGTCTGTATCAATCAATCTGCTGGGTTCAATGCCGGACCGGTTCGCGGAAGTCGTAGTCCACGGAACGCAGGCTGTGTCCACAGTCTGATAATGCATATTATCAGACTATAGTAGGACATTCTATGTCCTAGGGGGAAAAGGATTGTTTTTCCTAGGATTGGCACACTTTGTGAGGCAAAGTAGGGCACCCCCTTTTGGGGACGGCTTCGTTTACGATACCCCCCTCAAAAATTTTCCGTCTTTTTGACCATGTTAAGTAAAATTAAAATTGGTCAAGTTATTTCTCTCAATCAAGCTGAGAGGAAGTTGGCCCACTTTGTGGCCAAGAATCGCAACGGCAATAACCGTCATTTCAACACTACGAACTTGAAGATTAGTCCAGAGGACGCTTCGACGGTGGATCTGGAGGGCGTGTGCGGCGAGATAGCTTTCTGTAAGCTATTTAATGTCTATCCCGACATCGACACGGATCGTGAGCCTCCGCACCCGCTCTACGACGCGATTATACCTCCCATTCCACCGGGCATTCGCATCGATGTGAAGACGACGAAGTACGAGAATGGAAAGCTACTGGTCGATGCGCGCAAAGGTTCTAAGACTGATGGCGTGGATTTCTACGCGCTGATGACGGGTCAATTCCCCGGTCCGTATACGTTCCGAGGATTCATCGCGAAGGAACATATCATCCAGCCGCACAGAATCGGAACGCTCATCAAAGGATACAAAACCTACATGGCGGATCAGAGCGAACTGACTGATAGTATTCCCGAGCAAGACTTATTCTGATTGACTCGTAAGGCACCAGTGTGTCTCAGTCCGGCTATCGACCCTAAGCAAGGCGGAGGCTTGGTCAGCCATCGCAAAACTGTCTAAGCGGCAATGACGCTCCGCATCGGTCAGCGCGTAGGTCCGGTCCGCCATCGTTTGATGGATGGATAGAATGGCCTACCAAATGCAGATAACGTCGGTTTAATTTTTTCTCAATATGGCTTGTCCTAATGTCTTCAACGCCTTCGCCGTAGCGACTGAGTCGCTCGCGCAGGACGTCTATAAACGCGCCTCCTATCGCTCGATGTGGCTCAATATGATTGAGCGCGGAGAGTATCCTCAAGGTACTGGCTTGACCCAGACCTCGTTCACCACCACTTCCATCGAGCCGACTGCGGCTGAGGAGTGGTCGGCCATCACGCTCGCCAGTGGCGAGAACGGTGGCGCTTGCGATGTCACTTACAGCGAGGTTCCGGTCGGCTATAATGCCGTTACTTGGAGTCCTGAGCGTTTCGCGCTGAAAGGCCCGTTGCTGTGTAAGGACGATCTGACCTTTGACCATCGCGTCGAGGCGTTCTTGCGTGTGTACTTGGAGAAGCTCTCGATCCGCGCACAGCGTTCATGGGAGACTCGCTATCAGAACACCTTCGCCAAGTTCGCCATCAAGGCTGTGGCCGACTCGTCCTTTACTCAGGTTGAGACGATTCCCTCTGGCGTGAATGAGTTCCCGTGGATTCAGACTGGATCGGCTGGTCAGGCGCTCAATCAGTCCACCTCTGAGTTGACTCAGGAGATGC